ACCACCGGCTAATGCTCCTATACCTGCACCTAAAGCACCACCTCCTAATGCACCTTTAACTCCGGATGATAGGTTATTTAATACTCCCCCCGCCGATTGTTGAGCATTATTTAATGCACCTTGAGCCTGATCAGCCACACCTTGAACTTGAGATGTTAATCCACCAACTGCACCTTGAGCCTGTCCAGCCACACCTTGAACTTTAGATGCCAATCCGCCAGTTGCACTTTGTGCTTGAGACACCACATTAGATGCTGCGCCTTGCGCTTTTGTTGCTGCTTGTTGTGCTGCATTTGCATCTAACCCCTTAACTTCTTGAGATGGAAGTTTTATATTAGGATTATCTACAACGGGAGCTTTATTTTTTACTCCAGATATAGTCTGTGTAGGTGGGCCCGGTAATGCTGGATCAGGATCATTTGGCAGATTGAAAACGGCACCAAAATCTCGTCTTAATTCTTTGTCACCGTTGTTTGCCTCGGATTTATAAGTATCAAATGTCTGAATTAATCCATTATATGCTAAATTTTGAGATTTTAAATAATCTTTAAATTTTCCTCTTAAAAGAAATACGTCGGCGTTATAAACTCGTTCAATCCAATCTCCAAAAAATTGATAAGTTGCCCTTTTACTGGGAGGACTAAATCCGTTTTTCAAAAAATCATCGGCAACAGTAGGTTTATATTTTGAAATATACCACGGTCTATATGTAATTTCATATATAATGTGATATTTTTTATTTGGCAAATTTATTATTATATTACTCGTAGCATTTTCGTCTCTTTCAAATGCTAGATTTAAATCCTTCCAAAAATCACTGCTTAAGTTTTCAACTTTATTTTTAATTGAGTCGGGTAAATTAGACTTTTTAACTGATTCTTTAATACTATCTACAGAACCAGCAAACGTTTTTCCATTGAAGTATTGGTCAATAATCAATTCTTTATTTGCATCATTAATAATCTTAAGAGGTTTTTTACTTGATTGTAAATTACCTAAAAGATCTACCGTTTCTGTATCAAAGATCTCATTATTTTTTGCCATATATATTAATCCTCAAATTCAAATTCAATTTGTACCGGACCTTCACGACGATTTCTACCTTTGAAATCGCCAACAACTCCAGCACCCGTAACCGTATTGATTTCAACTGGATCTTTACACTCACCACCTGATCCTGGTGGTTTTATACCATTGCTTCCTGGTGCGTATCCACCGCCTGTCAAAAATACTCTTCTACTCAGTGTTTTATGTAAATTGTCTCTTAGAAGTTTCAACTTAATTTGTTGTACTGGTATTTGAGTTTGATCCGGTACGGCATCTTTTGTATTTTCACCATGAATTGCTCCGGCGTCGTCGTGACCATGTGGATGTGGGTGAACATGATGATACCAATGTACATGATCCAACAACCAATTACACAAATCATACAACCAATCGACTGTAGTTTGTCCCAGTAAAGCCGGTTCGTTTGTTTCACCATATTGACCTAAAAATATTTGTGGTGAATTTAAACAAGTTAAATTATTGGTTGTTAAAACTATATTATCATTTGCATCAACTGTATACTCACTATCAGTGACAACACTATATCTTTTTTTACTAAAATGAAAAGTTTCTGCAAATCTACTACTTAACACCAAACGATCTGTATTAATTACAATTTGATCGCCTGAAAGTATAGGAAATTTAAATGAGGTAGATCCATTTGGATTAAATTTAGTTTGTTCTTCCGTCGCTTTATTTTCAGATGTCGTACCAAAAATACTTTTATAAACTGTAGTTTTCCACTCACTTACGGTAACTCCACTTGTTATTTGAATAGTGCTACCATCGTTATTTATATCTTCATCTATTTGACCACCATAATTTTTTTCTTTTTCCGTTATTACAGGAATGGGTGGTAATTTAGGATGTAATTGTTGTTCTTTATTTTGTGCAATATTTCTTTGTCTATTACGAATTGTTATTTTTGGATTACCATATCCACCATCTTTGGATTCTTTTAATAAATTGCCTAATAAGGCATAGGAAGGATATACTCCTTTATCATTAAATCTATCGTTATCATAAGCACTAAATCTTATAGATTGACCAAATCTACTTTCAATTGTAGTATCTCCCTCAAATTTTCTTACACTTCTTATATATGGGTTTAATATGAAATAATTGCCAAAATATCCCGTATCGTTTTTTGATACAAACACTGGATGTGACACATAACTTTTTCTTTTTTCTAGATTGTTATATGGAACAGCACTTTCACCTGATATGCCATATGATTTTTCTGTAACAAAATCGCCGTTTGTGTTGATATAATTATTTTTATTAAATATTGATGTGTAATAATAGTTATCGCCAACTTTAACAACCAGCACTTGTTCGTTGATTAATGGATATTGAGTTATTAAATTATGTAACGGTATAGCCCACGGCAATTTATCTGGATTCGTTTGTTTATCTTTGTCTAAAATACGTATTTTTGCTCTACCAATATATGAAAAGTCCAAATCTCCAGATTGAGGTATTTCATTTTTATAATTTATTGGTAATTGTTGATTTTTTGATCCTATTCTAGCAGCTAGTACGCTGTTTCGAACATTCATATTTTTACCGAAATACGGATGATCACTATCCAATATAATGTCTACAACAACTGCTTGTTGATAATTAAAATTATACGAATCGGTTTGCGATGACAGTTTTCTAGAGTCTGTCGAATTAATATTATTAACTATTTTAATTATATCGGTGCTCATTTTATTTATCGTTTGATATCTTAATAACTTCATCCATCAGTTGTTTTCTATCTTCATCTGATAAAATCATGTTATTTCCCTCACCAGTTTCTTGTCCTTTTGAAACCAATCTTTGAACAACTGCGGCCAATTTAATTAGTTGTTCATCGTTTTTAACGCCAACGTCATAATAATCTTTTATTAAAGGTACGATTATAATAGCGTCATTTACCGTTTTTATCAACGTTCTCAATTCTGATATCAATATATCAATTTGATCCTTTTTATTCTCAGAATTTTTTACTATATCTTTACACAAATTGGAAAAGTTTTTACCTTTATAAATTTCGAAATTTAGATCCATATCACTATAAATAGAAAAACCACTCAAAATAGAGTGGTTTAATTAATTTTTATAAATTTCCCCGATCATAATAACTTTTCATCACTGTATTCTGATAACTTTTCATTTTATTTATTATTTTAGTTATTTGTTGAGTCTTACAATTACTTAATTCACGAATATACAAATATAAAGTTTTTTTGTTAAAATTTTCAATTCGTTCACAGTTTCTAAATAATTCAATAACCGCATATGCTATGTTCAAATCTTTGACCTTTGTAAATATCTTATTGACATTTTTTTCCCAATAATCAACCAATAATTTCATAAACTCTTGGTTTTGAATATCTTTGTGATGATTATCTTCAGTTTGTAAACATACAGATGATTCGCTTGGTGTATCACTTATATCTACATGTTGATTGAATCTTTTATAATTATTGTTATTATGAAAAATCAGATAATTTTTAGCCACTATACTGAAATAGCTAAAAGCTTTGCCTTTACCAGATTGAAATTTGTGTATATTTGTAACTAAATGACTGACTGTTTCTTTTTGTATTTCAATAGGCCCACTCTCAAAATATGTAAATTTGAAAGTATTAAATATATTTTCAACTAATTTTTCAAAACTATATTTTATACGAGTTTCATAAATTTGATTTCTAATCACATCGTCAGTTTCTTTGTTATAATCTACAATAGCTTCCTCGGTTTTTTTGGAAAAATATATTTTTTCTTTTTTATTTCTACCACGTCTTCTTTTTTTAACATTACCGCCATCATTGATATTTGAGTTATGATCACTTGGTGAAAAATCAGGTTCCGAGTAATTATCAGAGCCAACACCTTCAGATCTAGGCACTACGATGTCAGACGATATTTTTGATTTTTTGGTTTTCACCTTTTTAGGTGGAGGCAATACAACCATTTTTATTTTCAATCCAGATTTTTTATTTACTAATTCTTTTTTTTGAATTTTTTTCTTTTTACTGGAATTCTTTGTTTTTTTTTGTTTAACTTTATTTGGTTTTTTCATTAACATCAGTAGATTGATTTAAAATTTGAACTTTATCATTTGCAGATTTAACTATTGACTTTATATCTTCATATATAATACCAACATCATCATCTTTTTCAAACATACCACGTTCATCAATTTCTTTCAATTTATTATATGTATTATTTATTAAATTTTTGAAGTCAATTACCCATTCTTCTAATAAATCTATTTGATTAAAAGTCTTTTTTATACAAATTAATAAAAATATATTTAAAATCAGAGAAACTGACAATATTATAGTTGTTATATATATCATATATTATTCTTCCACTCCATCATCGTCGTCTATTTCAATATATTCTCGTAGATAGTCTAAAGAATCTAAAATAGAGTCCCAACAAGTATTATCGTACCCATGTTTTATAATACGATATAGTTTATATAGTTGATCTTCATCCATAAGTATAACTAAATATACTTATAAAAATTAAAAAATGATTTTTTAATTAAAAACTAAACATTCCTTTTATACTCGGATGTCTTTTTTTTCTAATAGGCATTTCATCCTTTGGCTTTTCAACTTCAATTTGCTTTTCAACTTCAATTTGCTTTTCAACTTCAATTTGCTTTTCAACTTCAATTTGCTTTTCAACTTCGATTGGCTTTTCAACTTCGATTGGCTTTTCAACTTCAATTTGCTTTTCAACTTTATTCGGTGTGATGACAACATCTTTACTGTCATCTTCAATTTTTGTATTATATGCTAACAATAATACTATAGCGAGAGGATCAAATACTGTAATTAAAACAATTATAAACCATTTTACAACTTTTTGTATAGTAGTACCAAATTCATCGGCTACAAATCTGAATGTCGTAATATCTTTTTTGTTGGTTGTATCAACATTTAATTTAAAAAGTTCCGAATCAATATTTGAGATTACATCAGTAGAACTTTTAATTTTATTGTTTTCATTTTCTAACTGATTGTTAATTGATTCAATTTGTTCGTTAATTTGGTTCTGAATGTTCTGAAGCTGTATAGGATTTCTAGCAATTACTACATTAGTTAATATTTCGGTTAGTCGAGATTCTTGACTGGTTCTTAATTTAAATAAAGTTTCTATTGTTTGCTTTGACGAATCTAACTTTTTTAATTCTTGATTTTTTTGATTATCAAGTACAACAATTTTGTTTTTTAAAAGTTCAGTTTCCAACGAGCTTTTTTGAAATGCAGATGTTAAAAATCCAAATATTCCAAGTGATGTTATACACATTAGTACAAAAACTGCTATTGACATATACGTTTTTATCAATAAATTCGCAATCTTCCAATTTCTAAACAACCAACTAGTTGATACTAACTTACCAAATTCCAAAGAACCTGCCATTATCATAGCTGCAATTGTAGCTCCCGAAAATAATAATCCAATTCCATATATACTGAAATATGCAGCACATAGCGCTATCATTATGGAACTACCAATCACTAAATGTTGCAATTTAATCATATCAATAAATATTAAATAAATTAAAAACCCTCCATTTTTTGTGGAGGGTAACAAAACACTTTATTTTTTAATATATCACAATATTTTAATCTTTTTGGTTGGTGGAACTGTTGGCTTAATCTTATTTAGCGTTACAGTCAACAAACCATTTTCAAACTTAGCTTGAGGTTCATCTTTATTAATAATATCCGCAAGTGTAAAACTTCGTTTGAAACTGCTGTGTTTTAGCTCTCTGCGAATATACTTGCCTTGCAACTCCTTGCCATCCAACTTTTTTAGTTGTTGACCGCTGATTGTAAGAACATTGTCTTGTACCTCTACTGTTACTTCGTCTTTGCTCAAACCAGGAATTTCAGCGAGAATTTCTACTCTATCTACATAATCAATCACGTCTACACGTGGATAACTTTGTTTTTCGAAAAACCCAACACCTAATTCTTTTGTTAATTCTGGAAACTGAGCCGCGAATACTTCATCAAATACACGGTCAAATGGAGTTAAGAATTCATCACGATCTACATGTCGCAATGCCCATGGATTATATTTTGTTACTGACATATATTTACCTTTCTTTTAATAATTCTATTGAACTTATTAACCTAATAGCCTCATTCGAGCACTATAGTAGATAACGCCTAAAAGATCGTCATCTAGAAATATATATATCAGCACGTTTGAAAAATGTCAACAATTTTAAGGAATATAGTATTTTGCCTGTATTCCGTAATACGTTTCTGGAGTTCCATCATAAGTTCCCTGAATGTCAATTATAATAAATTTTATGGTAAATGTATCTGAGGTCGAATCTGCGGTTCGAACGTTTCCCGTGTGATGCCAATGAACTAAACAACTATCATTATCTACAGTACCACCCCATGTCATGCCACTATTACCACACCCAGTGTTATTTAAATATTGTAAACTTACGTCTGTACTGTCTGAATCAAATAAAATATTACCTGTGAGAGTCAGACCATTATCAGTTCTAGCCGAATGATCTATAAAACAATTAAATTCGGACCAAACAGCATTAGATGGTTTTGTAACCGATAATGACCAAGTAAAAGGAGCAGAATGAGCAAGTGGTCCTTTATCGGTAGCGTTATTGTAAAAATTAAACAATCTAGCAGGACCACTTACGTAACTAGCACTTACAGCGTAACTAGATGTGCCATTAAATGATACTTTTTTTCCCGTGCCTTTGAAGTTTGTAATATTATCTATACCTCTAAAAGATCCGGTGACTAAAGATCCTTTTGCACCTATAACTTTACCATAATAACTACCACTGAAACTACCTGAAGCAATTGTATTTTTACTGATCAATTTGCCATAGTGACTACCACTAAAACTACCCGAAGCAATTGTATTTTTACTAAACACACTGCCAAAGTAACTGCCACTAAAACTGCCGGTAGCCTTTGTATTTTTGCTAGTTACATTACCAAAATAACTTCCGCTAAAGCTTCCTGTAGCCTTTGCATTTTTGCTAGTCACACTTCCAAAATAACTGCCACTAAAACTACCGCTAAATTTATTATTTGTGCCTGTGAAATGACTGTTTGTTCCTCTAAAACTACCTGTAGCTATGACATTTTTGCTGGTAATTTTACCCCAATAACTACCACTAAAGCTTCCGCTTGCCACCGTTTTTTTACTTAATATACTTCCAAAATAACTACCACTGAAACTTCCTGAATAAGAACCAGTTACAGTTTTAAAAGCATTTACTAAATCTCCAAATGTACTTTTTCTTGAATATAATGCAGATCCCGATTCAATAGTTAAAAAGTAATCTGTCACATCAATATTAGAATATCTAGCAAGTTGACTTACTTTAATTGGTACTACATTTAAATTGTTACATGGACTTGGCATATTTTATAATATATATGGTTACTTACTTTTTCGCATATGTTTTTAATAATAAACATACGCTATTTACCGCAATACTGTTATTTATAGTTAACTGTGTTTTAAATGATAGAGTTCCTGACGTATTATGGGATGAATCAACAATTCCCATATGTCTCCATTTTGCAACAATATTATCATCACTATCATTAATATAATATTTCTGTGTAGAATTTCCAGTTCCATCTGTGGATGAAATTGTCAAAATAGGACCATCACCATATTGTAGCTGACCTTGAATCCATCCAGCATTAGTGTTATCATCAACTCCTACAATAACATCTAAATCAAACTCATCCCATTTAGTGTACCCAGATGGCATAGTTATAGTAACTGGCGATGTAGTAAATGTTGAGGAGCTTAAAGTTAATCCTGTTAAATCTGTCAAAAATCTACCAAATACAGGAACTCTATCACTTGAAGTAGAATAACTTGATGTTATAGCGTAACTACTTGTAACTCCAAACACCGAATAACTGGCAGTACCGTTAAACGATACAGACTTACCTGTACTTCTAAAATTTGATATATTATTTAATCCTCTAAAACTACCAGTTATTAAAGAATTTTTACTAATAATACGTCCATAACCACTACCACTAAAACTACCACTTGCTTTTAAATTTTTACTAATTAAACTTCCAAAATGACTGCCGCTAAAACTACTAGTGATGCCCTGATTTACAGTTAATTTACCACCAACATATGTATTCCCACTTGATGATACATAAAATTTCAATGAATTCGATGAATATCCAACACTACCTGAAACATAATGCACTAATATAGCTACTTGTTTGTTTTCTATACCACTACATCCACCTGGAAATGAACCTTCATTACTTCCACTAAACATATTTATTTGTAGTTTAGCTCTTAAATACTGGTTAGCAGATCCAGTCGGTGAAAGTGGTGGTTGAACTCCAATTCCAATGCCACCATCTCTAGCCGCAGCATTTGATGCCATGTATGGCCAGAAAAACAAACAATTGCGACGATGTGTCATCATATAAACTTCGTTGCCATTTGATCCAGCCTCTATACCACTATTATGTATTTGATAAGATCCTGATGGAATTATAAAATTAAAACTGCCGCTATTAGAAACATTATAAACTATTCCGTCTACATTTGGATATGTGCCATCTATACCAACTCGTCTTAAATTATAAAATTGTAAAGTGCCAGTATCAAATGTACTATTTACTATATCATTTCTGGAAACAGATGATGAAAATTGTAAAACTCTCCAGTCGGAGTTATAACTGTATAATTTTAAATCTGATGAAGATTTTAAACCATTTGAATCAAATGCTGTTAAATAATTTGATTTATTTACAGATGTCTTTAACAAATATGATGCGGTCTTTGCAGAATCAATAGCGTTTAAATTGATATAATCTTTTATATCACCCATTGTTGCTTTTTTAGAATAAAAATTTCCACCTGAATATTGACTTATATACACCACATCACTATCACCCAGAGGCAAATTTGCTTGTGCCAATTGACTGAATCGGATCGTTTTGACATTTAAGTTGTTACATGGACTTATTGACATAAATTAAATAAATTAAATCTTAGATAAAAAGTCTTGGTCTATAGTTGCTAATATAAAATTATTTATATTTGTAAACGTTACTAAATCTTTTTTCAAATCACCACTTGTTATTATGGGTTCAGCACCAGTTTTCCAGTAGATCTTTGTATTAGCAGATGTACCATTCAAACTACCAGACCAATGTGTTACACCATATGCTCCACTGTTTTTTACTAAAACTCTACATGTTTGACCTGATAACAATGACATTGTTACAGGCGCACTTTGACTCAATTGAAGCGTAACCGATTGAAAGTTGATTCCATTTATCAACTGACCCACTCCAGCAGAACTAATAGTTTTTGTATTTGAAATTGACACATATGAACCGGTTAATGCATTCGCCGATAAATATATTCCTTTATTCGAAATAATTTGTGATTGTACAGTGTAATTATTATTAGCACTATCATAGTAAAAATTTGGAGCTTGTGCTAAAGTTTTGTTGTCAGTCCAATATGCTAAATATGGAGCACTTGGCGACCCACTTCTGGTAATTGGAGTGGACCATGTTGTGTCATAATTTGTACCCGATTTTTTTGTTAAAACCTGATATTGTGATCCGCCAGTTGGTAATCCGTTTACTATACTGCCACCAGCAACTGCATATGCGGCGGTTAAAGATTGATTCGCATAAGAAGACGTGCCATAAAAAAATGCGGTTGGCACATTACCACCTGGATTTGCGGATGTGCCATTTTCTAAAACTTTGTCGCCGTTGCTGGTATATAAATCGCCATTTAAACTGCCTAAAAATCCTGTGCTAGCTGTTATTTGAGTACCTTTTATGGTAGATTGACTATTTGATCCAATTGATGTTCCATCGATAGTACCACCGTTTATATCTACTGTTGAAAAAGTACTGGTACCTGATGAATTAATATTACCAGTTATTGTTGAACTAAATGTTTTAGATCCGCCAATGGTTTGAGTTCCAGTAGTTCTGATAACAGTTGAGTCTACTGTTAATGATAAATTTGATGTAAGTGTACCTCCACCAGACAATCCATCGCCAGCTGTTATTGTTTTATTCAATCCGCCTGTAACGTTGCCTGTAACGTTGCCTGTAACGTTGCCTTTTATATTACCGCTGAAACTACCTGTGAATTGGTTAGTAGCGTTTGTTAATTTAACAACACCTGTAAATGGATTTAAGTAGCTACTTAAAACTGAGTTCTGTATAGTTGAAAATGATACTCGTTTTGTTGTGCCATTTGACTGTAGGATAAATTCATCGTTGTTACCAATTGTTGATGAAAGTGGTAACGACGATATCAATCTACCATTGTTAGATAGGACTGCCATATATTATTTGTTATAATATAAATATAACTATTTAATATTTTTTAATTTTTTTAATATGAATTTAACCAATCCACTTCTAACAACGTCTTCTTCATCAAATTTGAATGTATGTATACCATTATTTTTACTATCTTCGTCGTCAAATATATTCATTATTTGAGTAAATCCTGATTTATTATTGATATCGCTTTGTTCAGGATCGCCACATATATACAATTTGCTGAATTCTCCAACACGTGTAATAAGAGTGATCAATTCTTTTTTTGTTAAGTTTTGACATTCATCGGCCACTATACATTTCGCGTTCCAATTTAAACCACGTAAAAAGTTGATTGGAATACCGTGTATACGTTCTTCCTTTTTCAATTTTTCAATATCGCTTCGTGATAATAATTCTTCTAACTTGTCTATTAAAGGTTGTATATATGGACTTAATTTCTCATCCATTTCTCCTGGCAAAAATCCCAATTTACTATCACTACTTTCAACTGCACTACGTACATATAAAAGTTCGCTAACACGTTTATCATTTATCAATTTTAAACCTGCTAAAATTGATGTAAAAGTTTTACTTGTGCCAGCTGGACCTGATATAAAAACGAGTTTAGTATTTTTATCTTGAAGTATATTAAGTAATTCTATTTGTTTATCTGTTAATGCTCTTTCATTTATTCTAATGTGATCTTTAAGTTTTTCGTTTTGAGGAACTTTTGGACTATTATCTTGTTTTTTATTCTTTTTCATGTGAATTTAATAATTTTTGAACACCAATAACTCTGTCACACAATTCGTACAATTCATTTTGAATATAGAAATCATATATGTTTTTTATATTCTCATCAAATGTAGAACGGTCCAACACTACGATAAAATCAGATTTTTGAAATTTAAATACTTCAATTGATGGCAAGTTATTTATCAACGCGTAATTTATCGAAAATATAACTTGTTCCATTAATTTAACTTTGTTATTTCGTACATATAATTCCATCTGACTATGATCAGATGGTAATATGACTGGATCATGTATATCTGCCATTGTTTAATAAATAGATAGATGCAAAACAAAAAAGACGTTGTAATTACAACGTCTTTATATACTTATGTTAAAAATTTATATTTTAAACCTTTTTCTTCAGTCTAAGTCGAATTTTTTTATTTTTATTTTTAACAACAACCGGTTTTTCAGGTGTTTGCACAACATCATTACTGTTTAATTGTGCCAATCTAAATCGTGCTGTTGATTTCCAAGCACGTTTGGTATAATCAGATGCAAGATTATATGTGTCACCAGTCTTTAATAGTGACACAATATCACTTTCTGATTCGGCGTATTTAATTTTTTCTCGTAGACCCATAAATTATTATAGTTTAATTTCAGTAATTTCAAGTTTACTACCATCCGGCCAACGTGTGACTATACGATGCCAATGATCATATTCAGATTTAGCTTCTTCTTTTGTAGGATGTTCTGTATCCGAAACCCTAGCACCATTTCGAAGCACAATATAACGTGCTGAATACGATTCTTTATTACCAATGTTACTAATCTTAGCTTTATTTGCCATATTATTTATTTATAATATTACTTTGTCATTTTACTATATGGTTTAATTATATAAATTACAAGATCACCAGCCTTGTAACACTATTATATATACAGACGAAAAAACGTCAATCTAAATTTCATTGTAAATTTCGTATATTAAATTCAATATTTTTATGTTTAACAACCGATTCTGGGTAAAACTCTTTATATTCATCGGTGGTTTTGTTATAAACCTTAATTCCACCATACGGATACGATACATCACCGATTTTATTAAATTTAACAAGATAAATATCGTGTGATTCTGGATAATAAGACGTTAGTACACGTCTTCCACGTTCGGTATTAATATCTATTTTTAATTCATCGGGAATATTTTTAAATATTAAATGTACCAAACCATCATTGTTAAATCTTTTAGTGACGATAGCCAGTTCTTTAGTTAATTTTGATATTTCTTTATCAACTTCAATTTTTTTAAGTCGTCTCATTTTAGTCAATCATATTACAAAAACTTAAACACGTCAATTAAAATTATAATTAATTACGATCAATATGAACAAATATATATTGAAATATGAACGAAATTATTAAATTTACAGATACGGAAATGCAGTCCATAGTTAAATTACAGACTGATTATCAACAACACTTAATTACACTTGGTCAACTTGAATTGGAAAAAATAGATCTTGAACAACAACTGGATCAAAACAAAATTCAAAGATCACAAGTATTGGAAAATTGGAAACAGTCTCAAAAAGAAGAAGAATCAATAATAAATTCTCTCAGTCAAAAATACGGAGATGGTAGTTTGAATTTAAAAGACGGTACTTTTAAACCAATATCTAAATAATAAAAAAACCCGATGTAAAAATCGGGTTTTTTGTTTTACTTTATCAAATCGTTTGTAGAAGATTCTTCTACTATAGCTTTAATTTCACTCTCAATTTCCTTCATACGTTCCTTATATCCAGCAGCTACATCTTTAAAATCTTTTTTCACATATAGAAGTTTCTCCGTTAATTCGTATACTTTTTGTTCCGCTTGTTGTTTTGTTAATTTGACATTACTCATATATTTTTTAAATTTATAACTTTTGCTACCGATTCTTTCGGTATATAACTAGTAACATAATTACCCACATCTACATTTTTTAAATCGGGTAACTTACTTTTATCTACTACTACTACTATACCTTCTCCTTTGTCTCTGTAATTGACCAAGGCAAATCTAGCTGCTAATTTAAAATCTCCGGATAAATAACTACCCACTATATTACGTGTATTGCCACGACCTTTACTAACAACTTTGCCGGTGGTATTTAATATATTATACTCTTTCTCCGACATACCTCTATATAAATATTTACTGTTATTTATATTAATTGAATCTAAAACATCAGCTATATGCTTTAATTGTCCATGTGGCTCCCAAACCAAATAGTCATATATACTCGATTCATACAATAAACTATATTTTTTCATCATTATCTAATAAATAGAATTTACGCAATAAAAAACCTCCGTGTAATTACGGAGGTCAATAAATTGGTGGAGATGACGGGGAACCGCCCCCCGTGTCCATAAACAGTTATCATTACCAGACTACACGTTTATATATTTTAAATTGTTAGAGGTCAATAATTAAAAATATCTAAAAATACTGCCTTTAAGATTTACTATATATTCAACCAAATACATAAATCAAATATTTGATATAGTCCGATGGTTTACACCCAATACAATTATCAGACATCGTTGTACTGAATGTGCAACAACTTAGGCTGCAATGGCTACTACTTCATCATAAGAGAAGTCATAGCTAACTACGTTTTCTTTAGCAGTTATGTTTTGATAGACGTTTAAAGAGGCCAACTATCATCCTCTACGTGCCTAATAATGGATACATATCTATGTCGAATCTATACATCCCCATTAAATTTTAAAAGATCTGTAAAAGTGGAGCGGGTAGAGAAAATCGAATTCTCACATCAACTTTGGCAAAGTTGCAGGCTACCACTACATCATACCCGCGCTCTGAACATTAATATATAGTTGATTTTTTAGAAATACAATTTTTTAATTCACAAATTACATTTTCTTCAAGACCATATATCAATTTTATATTATTTTCAGAAATAACTCTTGATATTTTGTCTCTGTCTTTTTCAAGTTTATATTTGTTTTTTGGATCTAAATACAAATTGTGTTCAGGTAAATAAAAATCGGGATAATATCTTCTTTTTCTCCCATCAACATCAGTCCATATAAAATTAATTTTTCTATCTCGTATCCATTTAATATTATTAATATCTAACCATTTTGCAATATTAACTTCCCAGCTTGAATCCATCCAAATATTATTATATTTATATTTTTTAAAGTTAGTCTCACCACCACAATTAGGATTTTTGGTTGAATTAACTGATATTAATTTTCTAAAACATTTTTCCGAACAAGTTTTTTTATTCCATTTATATTGGAATTTATTCAAACAAATCAAACATTCCGAATATTTTTTTACTTTAATATTTTTATTATAATTTTTTAATGAGGTTGAAATTATTTGTGGATTTACAAACGACTGAGCATACTTCTTTGCACATAATTTATTACAACATTTTTTATATCGTTTATGTGTTGTAGATACAAATTTAGATTTACAATACAAACATTCTCTTTCAATATTAGAATGTTTTATACGAGCATTCGATGTATATTTTCCACAACATTTAGAAGAACAATAAAAATTATTATTTCCATTTCTTAATTGTCTATCATACTCGTTTTTATTCTTTAAGAATTCAATATTACATCCGTTACACTTTATTTTTAATGTATTCATACTAATAAATAGAAGTGTGGAGTCAAAAACGACTAGATACTCAAATTAAGTTTGGTGGAGTATGGGCGAGTTGAACGCCAATATTTAACTTGCTTGCAAAGCAAGTGCTACACCCGTGTAGCCACATACCCCGATTAAATTGTTGACATCGTTTGATGTAATTAACATACACCAATATATAGTGTACGTCAAATAAAAACGTTCACAAACCGTGCTATTATACGCTAAAAAGCAATGCGGCACATGCGCCCAAACCCTTAAGGAATCCTCCAATCGGGTGTTTGTGAAATTGGATGACCATGACTTGCGA